ATGTGTATCGTCCTTTCAAAAACGGAATAGTCTTAAGTATAGCAGAGTTTTCTAAAAAGTAAAACTCTACCTAAATGTATTGTTGAGAGTTATGTAAAAAGTAATTCAATAATAGAATTAGTGAATCCAGTGTTGCGGTACCATATACTTATAACCACTCTTAACTAGGTGTGCTGTGTGGTGATATGGTGGTGATGGAGGAAATACAATAATACTTCCAGCCTTTGGCTTAACTGCAAAATGATATGCTGAAGGATCTGCATTTGCAAAATCTGAATCTGGAGTTGGACCTTGAATTGGGCCCTTTGGATCTCTAATTGTAAAAGAAATCTCTCCACCCTCATAATCATCATTGAGGTACATTACGAAAGAAACCTTAAGTCTTTCATCTCCCTCTTGCTGATCAAAGTGTGCCCCCATAAATGTTCCAGCCATGTACTTCTTAATTGGATACATTGGAAACAGTTTAGGTTCTTCTGTGATACCGTGGGCTGCTGCGTAGTCTCTTGCTACATCGTCAAAAGCCTTTTGGAGTGTTGAATAAATATATGTATTTTTTTCATCTGAGGGATCTGCTTGTGAGATACTCTTGTCTGTTCCGTAGACATAGTGCTGTCCGCTACACGCCATCCACTCTCCCCATTCATCCTTGTTGTCATTTTCAATTGCCTCAACAAGTTTCTTTGGATCCTCAATTACGTTTGTGTAATAGTAAACCTTTTCTTCAAGTATTTCTCTGTCCATTTTATATCTCCTTAGAATTTATTATGTTCGTAAAAACCTGTAATTTTTATAAACCCTACCGTAACATAACGAATAGGTCCTTCTCCTACAAAACGAACTCCATGTTCATATTCTTCGTTTCCTGGGAAAAGAAGCAATGTTCCTGGTGCTGGTCTTAAGTCTGAATTTTCTTTATTCTTAAAGAATAGAGTCCCATCCTTATAGTCATCGTTGATATATAGTATAGCAGCATATTTAATTGATGGGTCTGTATGCTGATCTGTATGAGCCTTTAGTTCTACTCCTTCTTGCATTCTTTGCAGAGTTCCAAAGCCAGCGAGTTCTAGGCTAGGATCTGATAGTTTTATTAAATTCCCAAGCCTCACCTGAAGGGTTTTGCTAATCTCTTCTTTTGTAATATCTAAATTTTTATCTTGCCAGTTTTGAGTTATTTCAAATTTACCCTCAGCAACAAGATTATCGACATCGTCTCTGCCAAATTTTTCCATACAGAACCTGGCAAGGTTTTTTGTATATTCTATAGACCAATCTTCTTCTGGAGTTGTTTTGATTATCTCTAAGATAGTATCAAGTTCTTTTTCTTTTAAAAAATCTTTGATAAACAAAACGCCATCGTGAAAAACTTCTGTATTATATCCTGCATCCTCAAACTCTTTTTTTAAAAAAATGTCCATTTACTTTTCCTCCACTTTGTATTTGTTTCCATCAGTATCTATTTTGTATCCTTCTTTAAGGAGTTCTTGCCACTCTGCTCTTTCAATTTCTTGCTGGGCTCTTGTTGCTTTCATTTCTTCTGCCCAGGCATCTCTTAGTTCTTGAGGGTAAGCAGACTCTTCTCTGTCATCCCAAAAAGATCCAATGGTATATCTTACTCCACTTTCTATTAAAGTTACCTCGTGCATATTATTAAATCCTCCGTCAAAAACAGCAAGCATTCCAACTTTTGGTTGAATACTAATGTCTTGTCCTGGGAACTTTAGTAGTCCGCCTTCAAAATTATCATTAAGGTATAAGAACCCAGCATAACGGCTTCTTGTGAATGCTCCAGAATTTCCCTCAGCATCTGTATTGTCTGAGTGTATTCTTGCATATGCTCCTGGTTCCCACTTTTGTGTGTGGTATCCAATTTTAGAAATTATCTTTGGGTCAAGGTCGTGGACTGAAGCGATTGCTTCTGGCATTGCCTTTTCAATGTCGGAAAAAATAGTTGAAGATAGTCCAGCATCAAGTAGTTCTTGGTCGTTGTCTTGTGGAAGAACAGAAGAATATGACTCATAGAATGATATGGGCATCCAAGAGATTTTTCCGTTATCTGCCTGAGCATCTAACGCCTGTATCATTTTTTGACAAGTCTCTTCATCAATAAAGTTTTCATAAATAACGATGTCTTTTGTAATTCTCTTTTTATTTTCTAGGTTCATTTTATTCTCTTTTCTTTATCAGCATTCATTTTATTAGGATGAGCATCTCTAAATTTTTGCATAATGTCTGGTTGCATTTCTTTCCAAACATCCTTTCCAAACTCAGCCTCTTTTTCAAACCATTTGTCATCGCCAACCTCATACTTCATCCAATACATTCTGGAGATATATTTCTTTTCTCCCCTTGCTGGCATCACACCATGTAGGTAGACCTGACCTTCTTTTGTGAGTATTTCTGGATGTCCAGATGGAAAAATTAAATAATCTCCTGCTTCTGGCTTATACATATAGGCTTCTCCATCAACAATAAAATCAATTTCTCCGCCTTCGTAGTCGTCATTAAAGTATGTGAGTGCAGTAATTCCAAACTTATATCCTGGACTTACAATTGGTTCTCTGATAAAGTCAGAGTGGTATGCCATTGCCAAAGAATCCTCTATATCCGTTTTATATCTTGCGATTGCTGGTCCATTTGTTGTCCAAAGATTAAAGGACTCTCCTTCACGGTTTACCAATACTTTGTCTTTATCAAAATCGACATTGTTTTTAAGGATATAGTCCTGGGTTGCTAAATGAAAGTTTTCAAATACTTCTAGTATTGCAAGTTTTTGTGCTTCTTCTTTTTCTGTTCTTGTTTCTATCTTTCTCATATCTTCAATGCTCATTGTGTGTGGGTAGTTTTTAAACAGTGGATTCAGATACTCCCCAAAGTGTGACCACTGGGTCCAAGGACTAAAAATAGCATCTTCGCTTTCGTCTTTTAATATCTCAAGTGTCTTATTGATATCCTTAAAAAGATTCTTGTATACAAATATCTTTGGATAAAGTTCAATATGCTCTAAGAGTTTTTCTGTCATGGCTTTCTGTCTCCTGTGTGCTCTGTTATCTCCCAGAAGAATGGACATGTGTATCTAATACCACTCTTAATCTCTGTTACTCCGTGAACATAATTCATATCCCCTGGGAAAAAATACGCTGCTCCCTTTTTAGGTTTAAACTGTACACCCTGTAGTGGGAAGTATAACTCTCCACCTTCATAGTCCTCATTTAAATAAAATAGGCTTGAAAGATCATAGTTTGGAAAATCATTTGGAAGTCCAGCATCTGGGCCTTCGTGCAGTTCCTTGTCTGCGTGAGGGTTCTGAAACTGGCCTGGAAGCCATCTAACGATAGTTGTACCAGTAGGGGTAACCTTTACCTTATAGAACTCTTCAACGATTGGCTTAAGCCTTTGAAACAGGCCTGCAATTACTGGAGCGATTGTTGGATCATTTTTATCTAAAGTTGGGCTAGTGGCTACTCGATCTTTCCAGTACTCAGAGTCATATACGACTGTTCCGTTTTCGTTAACGTGGCTTTGAGTTACATCCCAGATTGTCAAAGACTTTGCAGCCTTCTCTAAAAACTCTATTTCTTCTTGAGTCATAAAATTTTCTAACTCAACAATCATCTCTTTACCATTACCAAACCAGCCAGATGGCGTTAGTGACGGTTTTCTAATTACAACAGAAGCATCCATTTTGTCCATAATTGAATTATATCATAGGGTTTTGCCCTACAATGTCCTCTCTATCTCTAGTTGTTTTAAGAATCTTTCTGCGTTGAATCTCCAATTATCTTTTGCAAAAGAAGTAACAATCTTAATACAGACATCTTCATAGTCTTTTTTGTCTAACTTATCCTTCAAATAATGCAATGCTTCTACTGTATCAATATAGTTTTGCCTTACAAATGATGGATCTCCTGCGTGGTTTCTTTTTAAAACCTTTGTGTTTATTTGTCCAGATGGCTCATACATAGAGACTGTTAGGTAGTTTTTTGCAAACCCAGCATCTTGATACATTTCATAACCTTCTAAGGCCTGCTCTAGATTATCAAAAGATATGATAGATCTTACAGGAGACTCTCCATCTCTTGAAACAGTTATCATATAATGACCAACCTTGCCTTCTTTAGAACTTTTGATGTAGTCATTAACTATATCAGAGTGTGTTGGATTTAATTCATTCATGGTCTGCCCTGAGTTGTTTGATCTTCTACACTAAGTTTTAAAGTCTTTACTTCGTGAGACCCTAGAGACTCTTGCTTTTCGTTAACAGCATTTCTATACCAGTCAGTCCATTCTCCAGTAGAGTTTACAACTTGGGCTGCTTCACCATATGAGATGTTTGCTTCTACCCTTTTTCTGTCCTCATCTTTATAGTCAACCATTTTTATAACTGTGTTGTTTAGTTGTGTCAAAGATATTGGAATAATTGTTGCAACTGGAGTTCCTGCTTTAATGACTATTCTTTTATTTGCTGTCTTTGCCTTAAGTGCTAAAGGGAAAGGGTTGTCATAGAAAGATGTACTAATTAGTGAAGACATTGTCTCAAACTCATCACTAAAATAGTTGACTGGATTAATAGCAATTATACTAACGTCCTGATCTGTTCTAAATATTAAACCCGTATCCATGCTAATAGATGATTGTCCTCTCCCAGAATATGCTCTTTCTGGACTTAAGATTTTAACGTGGTCAGGTGTTTGATCATTTATTCCATCCCACTCAAACTCAATATCTTCTGTGCAAGATAGACTATATCCAACAACGTTTGCCTGAGTTACTGGGAAACATCTATAAGCGTGGTTTTCAGAAGTGTCATCCATCCAGTCTCTTTTAATAGACATTGGAGATATCTCAAAAAGACATCCTGGAGTTTTTTCAACTGAAATATTAAACACTAGTCTTTGTCCGCAACATACATTTCTGGAGTGTGAAACTTCTTATTGTAGTCAAGCATTGTAACAATAGAATATTTTGTACCTGAGTGTACTGGCATTGCACGATGAGGATACATAAAGGTTGAAGGGAATATAAAGAGATCTCCAGCCTCTGGCTTAACAGTCAAATTCTGAAGTCTAAAGTTTAGTTCTCCACCATCGTAATCATCATTTACATAAGCAACAAGAGACACTGTGCAGTTGTAGGAGAAGCCATGGTCGTGGTGCTCTTGGAAGTGCTGGCCTGGTCCATACTTAATAAAGTTAAACGCTTCCCAGTACTTTAGTTCATGAATGTTGTGGATCTTGCAATAATCTTCAACTGCAGGAGCCTGTGCATCATAGACATCTTGCCAAAGTTCCTGAAGTTTAAGGCTTGTTGGACTTTTATCATATTCGATGTCTGTTTTCTTAAACTTAAAATCATTGCAATCTCTATAGTCTGGCATTAGTTGCTTGTATCCAACATATGCTGGTAGCCAAGCATATCCTGTAGTATCTCCCACAGGCTTTAAGTTAGACTCTAGTCTATTAATAACATCAATTTCTTTTTTGATTACGCCCTTGTAGCAAAAGATTCCATTGCCAAGGTCTTGTCTATCTGTCCATGTTTGCATAATATATCCCTTATCTATATTCTCTTCTTGACCAAACTTTATTTTTATATACCCCGCCATCAGGCTGACGATAAAAATTTGCGTTATCTACCATTTTACCATATATAGAAGACTGATCTAAAATCTCTATTTCATGCTCCCAATTTTCTCTTTTAAACGGAAGTACCTGAATATAAGGTGTTCCAGCAGGAAGCGTTCCTTCCCAGCCTTCTGTAATAAAAAATGGGAAACTTCCAAGAAGGTGAACCTTGTCAGAATCTACGACTCCAGTTGTGTTCATAAAGGGAAGGTCAAACCTGTTCATTGGTGTCATAAACAATGCACTATATCCTTCTGGCAACTCTAGACCCCAGGGAGAACTCCAAGCAAAGTGGTACTGATAGTATCCTTTAGGATGCTCAAACTGTGGCATTGGTGGTCTTTGAGTACAAAAGTCTTTATACTTAGGGTCATCTATTGTTACATTAATTATTCCCTGAGAATTTTTGGCAAATTTTAGATCACACGGCGTTTTAAATACATAACCAGTTGCAAACGCATCCATAATTGCAGGACACGCCTTCCATGTAGGTATCTTTCCATAGTCGTCTGTTGTTCCTTCTTTGGGAAATGGACAAACTTCTTTTGGTGCTTTATAGTATTCTCCGTTTGGCATTTTAGCAAATCTGTCTGCATCTTTATACCAATCTGGCATTTCTTTTTGTGTTGGTACTGGAACGTGTTTGCTATCTTTGTTTATCCAGGGCCTGAATGATCTAAATATTGCTAATTTAGACTTTTCACTATTCATTAGTGACTCAGTTCATTGATGTCTGTCATAATGACAACACAGTATTTTGTACCAGACTCCATAGGAAGTGATGCATGTTCATAAATATAGTTTGATGGAAAGACTGCTATGTCTCCAACTCTTGGTTTATAGACTAAGTTGTCAAGTCTTGGAAACTTTAAGTCCCCACCTTCATAGTCGTCATTTATATAAATAACAGCAGAAACAGTACAGTTATAAGCAGGGCCATGATCAGCGTGAATATTAAAATGAGTTCCAGCACCCTCATACTTTACAAAATTAAAGGCTTCATAATATACAACGTTTATTCCCCAATACTTTGCATAGTCATCTATGCAGTACTTAAGTTTTTGATAAATCTCTTCATGCAAATCTATAAGTTCAGAGTTTGTTTTATCTCTTGGCCCCAAGTTTTCTTGCTTGTATTTAAAGTCTACAGCATCTCTAGCCTTTTTAATCGGTGTTGTAGAGTTCGTTACTTGTGCTTCTGACCACTTATATTTGCCACCTCTTGAAAGGTTTGACTCAAGCGTATTGATGTATCTGTTTGCGTCATCTAAAGAAAATGTATCATGGTATACATGTAACCCTAAACCTAGGTTTTCAACACTTACAGTGTTGTCTAATTTTCTTGCAGGAACCCTGTTTGATGCAGTCTCTGATCTATCTTTTGTAAACCAATGATTTGAATTTTCGTCATATATTTCCATAGACTTTCCTTTTCTCTAGTACAACTATTATACCACTATGATAAAACAAAAATATATAGACCCTAAAGTCTATATATCTTGTTAATATAAATATTGTTTATTCTGGTACAACAAGTGTTAGTTCAGTACCGTCCCAATTAAAAGTTTTTCCAACTTTTACCCTTGGTCCAGTTTCAGTCTTAATGAGTATTGTTTCTCCAGCAAAGGCTGCTGCAAACATGTCAGAGTTTGGACTACCAATTGGGACTGTAATAAAAAGTACGGCTTTGTTGTCACACAAAAATGCATATCTTTTATTTACTGTAAAAAAATCTTCTGGCATTTCTGGTGATGATAGTGGTGGAGTTATTCCCCCAGAAAAAGAATCGCCATCGAATACAGAATTTTTAAATACTGTTGGTCCATAGTTGGTTATGTCCATTCCGATAATTGGAAGATTGCTCGCAAAAGCATCTTCTAGTACATTTTTAGAAATTGTACCCTCGTCAAGAGTTATATCGGAAATAGCATCCCAAGTGTTATTGCTATTTTTTGTTAATACAACATACATAGTTTTTCTCCTTTATTATAGTATAGCATAGTAATTAGTAGGCACAAGAACCACAACATGATGGGCAACTGCAAGACCAGCATGCCTTGTAGCAATTAGTACATCCTCCTGTTGGTGGTGCTGGTGGGAAATATGGGAAGAACGGGAAGAATGGTGGGAAGAATGGGAAGTAAGGTGGGAAGAATGGGAAGTAAGGGAAGTAAGGTGGGAAGAATGGGAAGTAAGGTGGGAAGAATGGGAAGTAAGGGAAGTAAGGTGGGAAGAATGGGAAGTAAGGTGGGAAGAATGGGAAGTAAGGTGGGAAGAATGGTGGGAAGAACGGGAAGAATGGTGGGAAAAACGGGAAGAATGGTGGGAAGAATGGGAAGAACGGTGGGAAGAATGGTGGGAAAAATGGCGGGAAGAATGGGAAGAACGGGAAGAACGGAGCAATAGTAGTTACGCTAGTAGAAGCAGGAGATGTTGCAGATGTTCCGTTAGCATTTATTGCTCTGACGGTATAAGTCTGTGCTGTATTTGCTTCTTGGCCAACTGATACAGATGTTGCTGCTGTTGAGTTAGTCTTTCCATCTGATGCTGCCCAAACATAAGAAGTAATTGCACTTCCTCCATTTGCTGGGGCTGTCCAAGTTACTGAGTCAGCATCTACTCCTGCTGTTGCTGTTGGGGCAGATGGTGTTGCTGGTACTGTTGTTACAGTCACTGCAGCAGAGGCAGAAGACGCTGCTGAAGTTCCTGCAGCATTAGTTGCTGTTACTGTAAATGTTGGGGTTGCTGAAGAAGCAATTCCAGTTACAGTAATAGGAGAAGATGCTCCAGTCGCTGTTTGTCCTGTGCTTGCTGTTACTGTAAAAGAGGTAGCAGCAGGTGAAAGTGCAGGTAAAGAAAACGCTACAGAGACTGCTCCATTATTAAATGGACGATCTGTTCCAATGTTTGTTCCAGTAACACCTGTTGGTGCTAATGGCTCCAAAAAGTCATTTGACGCTTGGGACTTCTTACCTATCTTTTTACCTGCTGCCATTTGTATCTCCTAATTTCTTATTGAATTTTGTATTACGCTGTCAAGTCGCCGTAGACAACCCAAGTATTTGCTGCTCTCTTAAAGAGAGTACAAGATGACCAAGTTGTACGAAGTTTCAAGCCAGGTGTTGCATTAACTGTTACTCCTGCACCTGCTGCAATTGTAACCTGTCCTGCTCCAGTTTGAAGAATATCAATTGAAGTTCCAATTGGATAGTCAACTGCTGATGCTGGTGGAATTGTAAGAGTTAGTGCTGAGGCTGAACCCATTTCAATTAGGTCGTCTCTTTCAGTTAGTGATGAAAGTGTGTATGATGCTGTCTTTTGTGAAATTGGGGTTAAAGAATCTACCTTTAATCCAAGGCTAGTTGTTACTGATGAAGCAAAGTTTGCGTCATCTCCAAGTGCTGCAGCAAGTTCATCAAGTGTATTAAGTGCTGCTGGGGCACCTGCTAGAAGAGCGTTTACCTGTGATGTAGCATCTGAAATTGCTTCTGACTTGGCTGTGGCGATTGCTGAAGCCTGTGCTGTAGATACTGGCTTTGATGCATCTGCTGTATTATCAACATTTTCAAGTCCTAGTGAAGTTTTTGTTATTGCGTTAACTTCTGACTTGAGTGCTAGAAGCGATGTATCTGCAATACCATGAACAGATGTAGTATCTGAGTTGTGTGTACCAATCTCAGTTCCTACGTATGTTGTTGTTGCTACTGTTGAGTCAATATCGTATTGGGATGTTGTTCCGTTCCAGTCAAGACCTACACCAGCAAGTGCTGACTGATCTACTGCTGCTGTTCCAATTGCTGTATCAACATAATCTTGTGTTGCTAGAAGTGCTGTATTTGCAATACCGTGAACCTCTAGTGTAAGAGCAGCATGTGTTGACACTGCTGTGTCTGCATAAGTCTTTGTAGCAAGGTCTGCTGTGTTTTCAATACCGTGAATTGAGGTAGTATCTGAAGCATGGGTTGAAAGATCTGTAGCATACACTAAGTTTGCTGTATTTGATATTCCGTGAACTTCTGTGGTATCTGAAGAGTGTCCTGTCACTGCATTGCCAATAGCCGTTGTTACATTTGCGGTTGTTGCAAGTGCTGCTGTGTCAGCAATACCATGAACGTCCGTTGTGTCAGTATTATGAGTTGTAATTGCTGTTGTTGCAAAACCTTCTGCTGCTGTTTGTGCAGTAGAAACATTTGTTAGAGTTGCAAGTAGTGCTGTGTTAGCAATTCCGTGAACTCCTGTTGTAACATTGTGCAAATCAATATTGTCTGCAATACTGTCTGCAATATTTGCAAAGAAATTTGGATCATCATTTAGTGCTGCTGCTAATTCATTAAGGGTATTTAGGGTCTCTGGAGCAGCATCAACAATGGCTGCTAGTTCTGCTGCATTAGCAAAATATGTCAGGGCAGACCAGGCTGAAGAGCCGTTACCCATCTTAAACTTACTTGTGTCGGTTTCAAATCCGATCTCACCTGCTGCTAGAATTGGGTTCGCAGCCGTCCATTGCGCTGCAGTTCCTCTGCGCTGTTGCATTCTTGTTGCCATATTTTTATTTCTCCTTAATGGGGGCTGCCCATTTACTTATCTTATTATAACCCCTGTTTTTAGTTGAAGTTATCTACTACACTACCGCCATCGAATACTACAGTCCAAGTTGTTGAACTTGGGCCTCCAGCATCCAAACCTACACCCAATGGGCTATTGAATGATCCACCTTCATAGAACTGGGATACTATAAAACCAGTTCCATCAATTGCGGTATCGTGAATGTGCTGTGGAAGATTATTTGTATCGTCAATAGTTGCCTGGGTATACCAGTTACCACTGTAATAAAAATTAACTCTATTTGTTAGAGTGTCTAGCCACTGTGTTCCATTAGTTGGTGAAGAAGGAGGAGTTGTTCCTACTTGCATAGATCCTGACAAAGAATCAACATACTCCTTAGTTGCTGCATGTGAGGCAAGGGTTGGTTCCCCTACTGTTACTGCATCTCCGAATGTACCGCCGTTTGCAACGACTAACCCATTCTTGACTCTGAAGTCTTTGTCGACTGTTGTCATTTACTACTCCTTCTTCCAACTATTTTTATTTTTTATTACGCAACAAGTGTTCCGACAACAGTAACTGTTGAGTTATTGTTAACGGTTGTAACCTGAAGTTGTACGTTTGATCCTGAAATACCTGCTGAAACTGATGACGCTGAGCCATTTGTTCCGACAATTCCGTATTCAGTAATTGCAATGTTGTCTGAAGAATCAAGTGTCAAGAGGACCTTTGAGATTTCAGTGTGTGTTCCGTAGGCAACCTTTACAAGGTATTCTGCTGAACGGTAGTCAGCCTTAGCAAAAGCGTGGGCTACTTGAATTCCTGCTGTAGGTGCTGAGAGTGTTGCTGCAACCTGCTTAGCAACTGAGTTTAACTCAACTGCTGTGAAGTTTGGAACAACTGCTTCAAGAGCATCTACTGCACGAGCATCTGTGAAGTACTTGTTTGTTGTACCTTCTACAAGGTCATCAGTGTCAGAGTCTGCTACACCGTTTTCTGCAGAGATGCTTAGAACTCCACCAATGTAACTGATTTGAACATTTTCCTTTGTTGCTCCTGCAAGAAGATCTCCTGCTGAAGCCTTTGCACGAGCATCTGTGAAGTACTGGTTTGTAGCACCTTCTTCAATGTCATCTGTGTCAAGTGCATTAATTGCTGTAGTGATTGCTCCTGCTGGCTCATAGTTTCCTGCAAGCCCATCTGCATAATCTTCTGCATTTCCTTGTGCTGTTGATGCTGCTGTGTCTACATAATCTTTTGTTGCTGCATGATTTGCTGAAGTTGGTGCACCTGATAGTGTCAAAGCGCCAGTCATTGTGTCGCCAGCCTTTGAAACCTTTGTTCCTACTGATGTAGCAAGGTCTGCTGCATAGTTTGGATTGTCTCCAATTGCTGCTGCTAATTCATTGAGTGTATCAAGAAGTTCTGGTGCTGAATCTACTAGATCTGCAACCTTTTGATCTGCATAAGCCTGAGTTGCAAGAATATCTGCACCCCACTTAACAGAAGAACCTGCTGCTGGAGTAAGAACGATATGAGAATCAGAATTGATTGTCATTGCTCCTGCGCCAGTGAAGTTAAGTGTATCTCCAATAGTCTTGTTTGTTAATGTTTGTGTATTAGTTGTTCCAACTACCGCACCAGTTGCACCGTGTGCTTCTGTAGCATTTTCGTGATCTGTAAGATCTCCTGCAACTGCGCCTGCTGCTGCAGATGATGATCCTGCTGCCTCATATGCTGCTGCTGTTGCATCAAGTGCTCTTTGGTTTGTGAAGTAAAGGTTTGTTCCTTCTGCAAGGTCTGCAGTGTCGTGGTTTGAAAGGCTTGAAACTGTTCCAGTTACGTTACCAATCAAGTCTGCTGTAATATCACCAGCAGCAAAATCTCCATTAGCATCACGCTTTACAACTGTGTTTGCAGTGTTAGCAGATGTTGCTGTACCACCAATAAGATCAATAATATAATTTTGATCTGCTGTCTTCTTTGTAAGAACGTCAAAACCGTTAACTGTCGCTGTTGTACCTTCAACGATTAAACCACTCTTAATTTTAAAATCTTTATTTACTGTTGCCATTTTTTATATCTCCTTTTATTATGCCTTAAGTCCCATACGTGCGTAACGTACGGTGACTGGCTTGATCGCAGGATCTGGAGTGACTGTAATAGCCACGGTATTTCCAGTGCGAGAGACATTAATGGTGCCAATATTCCCATCATTGTCGATAGTGCCATACTCACTAACTGATACATCTGTACCGTCAGCAAGAATTGTTAATTCGGTTGCATAGAACTTGTTGTCCCCTGCAGAGGTCTTTGATATTGAAATAATATACTTGACCATGCGCCACTCTGTAGCCTGAAAATCATCAATAACAGTTACGTTTTCAACACCATTGATTTCATTTTCATTATTACCCTTTGATCCTAAATCTGTTGCTTGGGATGAAAGGGTGTCGATCAAATCTACGTAATCTTCTTGTGAAGGACGATCACCAGTTTGGAATTTTAACTTAACATTTGGAATTGTGAGTTTGGCCATGTGGTAATTATAACATACCTTTTAATAGTCTTATTAGAGAATGTAGTTGGAAAACCCAATAACCTGAACACCAATTCCTGGTGGATTGCTTTGACCGTATCCTTCAATTCCTATATTAGTTATTGTCAACCTAAAAGGGAGTATGTCTGCTGGAGTAACTATCTTAGGATACCCAACAGATACTACACCGCTAGATACTGGACTAAGATCTTCTATCTGTATTCCTGGAGAGATTGTTGCTGCTGAAACTAATACTGCTAAAGCAATGCCCTGGGAAATTACGGTTGTTGCCATTTTTGGTTACGCCTGATCTGTGATTTCACCAAGCATAATCATCTCGCCTTGGCAGACTGTCCAAACACGATCACCGTCTTTTAGTTGAATATCAAAAACGTCTCCAGTTAAAAGTTGTTTTGATTGGGCTGCAGACAAAGTTACTGTAAATTCTCCATCGTCATCATTGTCTGTTTTATCTGGCAAAACAGTAAACAGTAAATCGTCTCCATCGTTATCTGAATATCTTCTAAAGTCTCCTGTAATATTCCAACCAGCATCATTTGGGTCAAAGGTGGTTGTATTATAATCTAAGGGATTTCCCAAATCATCTTCTACATAAATTCTAAAAGATGCGGTATCTCCAATTACAACAGTCCAGTTAATAAGCGGTGGCTTGTTCCCAATATTATATGTTGCTGGTGCAACTACTCCAGTAATAGGGGTTTCATTGGGGTTTCTGTATGTGGCCATAGGTTTATTATATCACGACAAACCGTCTCTGAGTGCTCCCCAGGTACCGTTTCCTTTTGCCTCTACTATTACAATTCCATTAACACTATCTGCAATAGCGCAAATTCCAACTGCTGCTGATCCTCCTGTTGGTCTAACATTTGTCAAACCTCCAGATTGGCCAACATAAAGTGTTTGTCCTGCAGCAAAGCCTGAAGTATTTAAACCTTCCATAACTCCAGCAACAACCACTATTCCATCAGAACCGTTTAATGTATTGTTTTTTAGTAATCCTAATATTGGTGCAGTTGTTGATGGAAGTGCTTTTGCAATTGTAACCTTGCCATTTACTTTTCCAGTTGTTGCATAAACTGGGACTCCGTTAGATATTGCTGCTCCACTGTTATTATGCACATTAATCTGAAAATATGATACACCATATGCTGGTAGAATTGCATCTAATGATTCTGCTAATTTTTTAAAGTCTCCGTGTACATTTACGGGGGAGTTTTCAAGGGGATATTTAACTCCCGTGGCAGAAAAGTCATATGTAGTCATAATAAAATAATTATACACCCAAATTTGACTTTTGGCCCAAAAACATGTTATACTAGGTAGTAACACCTACCAGGGTGTTATTGTTTTCTAAGGAGGAAACTATGATTAAATTTATCGAAAGAAACAAAGAGATCATTAGCACACTCAGTATCGTAGCATTAGTAACTGTTTTGTCGAACGGAGCCAATGCTGATTCAGGTCTTGATACTAAAAACAACTTGAGCATAGAACAGGCTCAGACATTGGAAACCGCCTCGAAAGAGGTTTTTTTGGTTTCTAAGGCTAAAAAGTTAGAGAGTTTTGAGAACAAGGTTTCTCTGACTGATTTAGAACTAAAGGAACTGCTTTCACTAGTAGGCTTCAAGGGTAAAGACCTTGTAGTTGCTTGGGCAGTGGCTAAAAAAGAGTCTAATGGGCGACCATTGGCTTTTAACGGCAATCACAAGACTGGTGACTCGTCTTATGGTATGTTCCAAATTAATATGATTGACGCTCTTGGTCCTGATCGTAGAACCAAGTTTGATCTTGACTCTAACGCTGAACTATTCAATCCCGTCAAGAATGCAGAGATTGCATACTACATGACAAACGGTGGAGATGATTGGTCCTCATGGAAGGGCATCACTCCAAGAACCAAATTTTGGATGAGTAAATTTCCCAAGTAAAATATAATAACTAGAGGCACCTGTAGGGTAAAACCTATGGGTGCTTTTTAGTTTCTTAATATTAAATTAATTGCTACTCGTGGGGCTACTAGTGTTTCAACCTCGTGAGCAAGATTTTTAGGGATAAAAACAAAGTCGCCTTCTACAAGATGATGCTCATTCTCTAAATTCTCTCCTGTGCGCCAAATCATCTCACCTTTAACTACCCACTGGAATTGATCAACATAGTCTCTATGTTTACTTCCTACAACTCCCCTGTTTTTCATTAAAGATACTAAGCAAAAATTACCAGTATAAATATCTGCTGGATAATGTGAAAGACCCCACTCAGTTACTGGACCCAACTCTGGGATTATAGACATGTATAGGTCGTTGGTATCATAAAGTTGAAAAGCCATTCTTGACCAAAACCTACATTTTAATCTCATGTCAGAAGATTCGCCTTCAACAAAATCATTTAAAAGATATGACCTGTCTGGGAAAGCAGTCAAATCCTCATCAACATACTTAGAAACCATTGACATAATTGTATCTAATGATGGCAAATTTGTAAAAACATTTTTAAATATATGGATTCTGTTTTCTAACCTTGCCTGCTCAACTAAAGCCATGTCTATCATTATTTTAGCCAACTAACAACTGCGTATCTCGTTCCTTCTATTACTGGAAGAACTGAGTGGTTGTAAATATAGTTTGATGGAAATACTATAAACTCATTTGCTACTGGTTTATATGTTAAATTAAATCTTGGAAAAGAAATCTCTCCTCCAGTATAGTCATCATTAATATAGTAGACCCAGGACATTCTTCTATGATGATCTTTATGATCGTCAATATGGTTTGTAAACTTTTGTCCCTCGCCATATTTTAATATGCTATATTCTTCGTGAGATGTAGTGTCTAGTTGATGATCTTGTTTGTAGTCTGATTCTAAAGGACCAAAACCAGTTAAAAACATATTTGATAAACTTGAATTAAAAGCGTCTTGTAAATTTATAAAATCTTCATTTATAAAATCTTTATAATTTACACTAATAAGCATTGTGTCTCTGTAATTTGTGTCTACCTGTATCTTGTCATCTTTTTGTATTGAAGATTGCATCCACTGCTGTCCAGAAGTAGAAAGTCCCTCTTCAATGTCTTGAACTAAAGTATCATAATTTTCAAGAACGTCAGAGTATACGACTATCCCTGGTGCTAACTGTCTTTTTTTCATTACCATTTTCCTATTGGACATGAAGCCATCTTAAGTTTAGTCTTTGCTGCCATAAAACACCCACACTTTTTACACTGTGTTGTTAATTTAATCAATTCTGGGCATCCTTTGCATATAGAAAATCTTTCTTTTGCTACTTCATCTTCTACATAATTTTCTTTATCTAGCAAGTGCCAAGGTCTTGATTCTCCAAGACTTTCCTTATATTTTTCCCACGCTGACAATTCTTTGTCCATAAATATCCTCCTCTTACTAGTATATCATAATGACTAGTAAGCGCATTGACCGTTACAACATGTTGGGCAATTCTGCCAGATGTAATCAAGATAGCAAGTACAGTTCGATGGGGTAACAGAAGGAGTTACGGCTGGGGTAACAGCAGGTGTTACTGCTGGTGTGACCGCAGGTGTTACTGCAGGTGTTACTGCAGGTGTTACTGCTGGGGTAACGGCTGGGGTTACTGATGCAGGTTGGCAACCTGTGTCTGTTGTTATGTTAGGGCAAGTACCTGGGGTATAGCAAACATATGTGTTCATTATTCCAGAAGCACAGACGCTTGTTGATACAGCCCTTGTACTGTTATAACTTTGTGTTGGTGAACATGAAGTACAGTCAACTGGTGTTACTGCTGGTGTAACTGCAGGTGTAACTGCTGGAGTAACTGCAGGTGTAACTGCAGGTGTTACTGCAGGTGTTACTGCAGGTGTTACTGCAGGTGTTACTGCAGGTGTTACTGCACAGCCAAGACCTACATAGAACTTAGTTCCTGAACTTCCATCAGAGCACTTGTACCACTTCTCTTGGTAATTGCTACATCCTGGACATGAACCATCAGGGCAAGAACCACCGTAGACTCCTCCAGTTGTAACTCCATAGGTGTCATTGTTTGGACATGCTGGTGCTGGAGTAACTGCTGGAGTAACTGCTGGTGTGACTGCAGGTGTTACTGCTGGTGTGACTGCAGGTGTAACGGCAGGGGTGACTGATGCTGGTGTACATCCTGATTGATTACAGTTTGGAAGTGTTGCCCCTGACTCATCTGTTCCTGAGTTTGTACAAAGGTTTGTTGAGTAGTCTCTTAGATAAGTTCCATTTGAGTTCTTAACTTGATAGTTACACTTACCGTCATAGTATGTATAGGTGTAAGTGTTAGGACCTGTTGCAGGGGTGACTGCTGGTGTGACAGAAGTACAATTTAGTGCAGTTGTTGAGACTCCTTGTGGATCTATTGTGCTTCCTGGTGTGGCTGCACAGAGTGCATTTAAACCAGTTGTTGCTGCTGATGAACTAGAATATTGTCCACTAACCCCTGGGCTATCAGTACAACAAGCGTAATATGTTTGAGTTGTTACTGGTGTAACCTGCTGATTACATGTTGTACATGAAGTTGTTGATATTGTAAATGCCTGAGTTTCCTGGCTTCCAGTTTGATTTGGACCAGAGTACATTCTTAGAGTTGATGTTTTTGTTGTTCCGCAAGGTAATGATGCAGTCCAATATCCACCGCTTCCTTCTCCAGATTGAGTAGCAGTCCAGCCTGTACTATTTGTAACAGCCCATGATGCTCCAGTTCCTATCCAATTAATACTAATTGAAGTACAGTCGCTAGACTCCTCTATGATACTGATACTTGGCTGGATGGCTGGTGTTACTGATGCAACATAATTCCACATTGTAAGGTTAACACTTGATCCTGATTGAACCGATGTTCCTGCTGTAGGAGATTGGCTTTGAACTTTTTCAGCATTTGCAGAATCATATGTGGTTGATCCCGTTGCAAAACCTCCTACTGATAATCCTGCTGCATCAATTGCACTTGTTGCTGCTGCCTGTGTTAAGCCCACAACATTTGGAACTGTTCTCATTACTACGGGTGTAACTGGTGGCGTTACAGGAGTTACTGGTGGCGTTACAGGAGTTACTGGTGTTACTGGAGTTACAGGTGTTACAGGAGTTACAGGAGTTACAGGAGTAACTGGTGTTACTGGTGTTACTGGTGTAACTGCAGGTGTAACTGCTGGAGTAACAGGAGCAATAACTGCACCTTCGTAAACATCGCCATAAAAAATCCAAGTATCTGTATCGATCTTTAATAGCGTTCCTTTGCTGTACTGTCCATCTAAAAATAGTTGTGAATTTTTGCTTCCTATGATAACTCCAGAACTTGCAGATAGAGTTGTTTTTCCTGTTCCAATTTCAACAAGGTTATATTGATATCCAATTGGAATAGCAACTGAAGAATTTGACGGGATAGTCAAAGTCATTGGAGTAGTAGTAGAAAGAAGAATAGTCTTGCTAGCATCTGCTAAAGTTAATGTAAAACTTGAACCCTTAGTGACTACGGATGTTGAGTTTGCAACATAAGATTTTGTAGCAACTGTAGAGTCAATGTCAAACTGTGTAGTTACGGCATTCCAGTCAATACCAACACCCGCAAGTGTGGCTTGATCTACAACAGAGTTATCAATTTTTGTATCTAAAGCATCTAGGTATCCTGCAATTGATTTTGGGTTAATTGCTGCAGAGTTTGCTGGAATTACCGCTTGACCTGTTGGAGATACTGATCCATAATGATATAGTCTTAAGGCTTCTTGAATATCAGCAGACTGGTCATATCCAGGAATTAGGGTGGGGTATTGACCGTTGCCAGTTTCTGTGTCATCAATATATTCAGCAGCCATTACATATCACCATCTTAGATTATACCACCGTAATTAGGAAATGGACTACGTGTGTTCCGCTAAGCCCTGTCCAAGCACTTCCTGAAAACTCAGCAGCGTTAATACCTACTGGTAATATGATGTCCCCTGTTGCTGACTCTATTGTAATTGGCTTTACTACTATTGAGTGGGCAACGGGTTTTGTTGGATTTGAGAAGGTACATTGAATGTTAAACTGTGAAGCAGTTAGCCCACTTATAAGACTAGTTGGGACTATGTTAGAAATCTTAAAGTCTATGCTTTCTGTGGCTACCCCGTTAGTAAATGATACGTTTTTATTAGCACTATATTTGTCTACCATAAGTTTGCTTATTTCAACCCAGGTTAGAACATCATTGACCTGCATTAACTGGTAGATCATCAAGTATTTAGAGTCTGTTGTTAATATGTTTATATAGATATCTAAGACTTGTACATTTTCTGGATTTGTTTGGTCATCTGGATGTCCATATCCAAAAAGAAAAAGATTTCCTCTTTCTCCTTGAGAGCCAAAGTCAACCTCAACATTTACATTGGCTGTACCACCAATAACTTTTACATCGTCAGTTGATACAAATACCTCTGTCATGCTACAGTCCACTTTGCATAAAGTATAACTGGATTGTATGGAGATTCTGGAGTATAAGAATTATTTGTTACCTGTGTTCCCGATCCTGCAGGACCAGTAAACCATCCGCCAAAAGTATGTCCTGTTCTAATTGGTGCTGTTGTTGGAATTGACGCAATTGCCGATTGCGGAATATAAGATGTTGATCCTCCAACTTGACTTGTTGTTGCACTCTGGTTATCATATGTAACTGTTGGAGCATTCCACTTAGGATAAAGTTTTATATCTGCGTTAGCAAGAGGAATTGTTGATCCTGCTGAATATACAGTTCCTGTACCATCTGCAAACTTTGTCCAACCAGCAAAAGTGTATCCTAATCTTGCAAGAGTTCCGTTGTTTGCAACGACAACATTTTGATTTGGAAGGTATCCATTTGTATCTACTGGAATTGCTCCACTTGTTGCATTTATATTATGATAAATAACTCTATAGGTTGGAATTGCTTTATTAGGGGTTCCAATATCTTGTGTTACATCATCTGTTACAGAAATAGATCCTGTCAAAAGAGTAAAAACTTTGTCGTATGTATTTGGTCCTTGAGCATAGACTTGAATATCATATACATAAGTCTTTGCTGCATCCATAAGTTTTGCATTGTCTGGAGTGATGGCACAGGTGATGTATGTGTTATCGTTTGAGATTATCGCACTTGCTCTGATCTGTCCTAGATCTACCCCTGCCACCCCACGTGTCTCAGCAATTGTAAAAGTAGCGTTTCCATAGTCCGTTAGATAAAAGATTGACCCATCTGTTTTTTGAGGGTATACTTTAAACTCATGGGTATCACCCTTGTAGTAGTTTATATTGAGTTCTCCTGGAAATGCCATAGTTTTATTATACCACGCTGACATATACAGAATTGAAAATTACAGAAGCATCAAAGTCCGTTCTAATCTGAGGAACTGCTCCGCTACCCCACATACTCTGGTCTTCAATAAATATTTGTTGAGTAACAGAAAGGTTGTAGGTGTTCTGGTATTTTAAAGATCCTACCAACTGAACAAATTCCCTACCCTTGCTTGCAAAATATGTTCTTAGCCAAACCTCAGTGTTAGACGTATAGGTAGTTAGTTCAAAGTTATATGTTATGAATACCTGGGATCCTTCCTTTATACCGTGAAAGTTTAAGGCTCTCTGGTGGCTATTCCAAAGACTTGTGCAATCTTTTGGAAGGTACTTTTCGTTTTGGTTTTTATCCTTAGTGTCAAGTAGAAGAGTTACCCAACCATCGTCTCCTTGAGATATACCAAGTTTTATTGGTTTGTCAAAAACATTTGTGTATGAAGCCCACCCTGCTTGTTGACCTGAAGAAGATAAAGAACTTAATCCGTTTTGTCCAGTTAGTCCCTTTTCTCCCTTTTGTCCCTTTGGTCCTTCTGGTCCTTGGGGCCCTGGCAATCCATCTTTTCCATCTCTACCTGCTGGTCCTTGTGGTCCAACTGGTCCAGGGACTGGAAGAAAAGATATTGAACTTTCTTGAGTTGGAGATGCTTGAACCTGTTCTACTTGTGCAGCATAACTAGATTTTTTTGCATTAGGGAAGTCCATAGATTTAGAGGCAGCCATATAGACATTATCTCACAATATTATTTATTTACTTTGAAGGTTTTGTTTTTAATTCTGATTACTGGAGGTAACTCAGGTCTAGGAGAAGTTACTTTTACGACTGCCATTATAGACTTCCTGTAATATCACCAATGACTGATATGGTTCCAATCAAAGGTGTCCAGATTGTATTTACATCAATGGTTACTTGAAGATCAAAAGTTAATTCAGTAACAACTGATTTATAACCAACACCCCAGTTAGCGGTCAAAATTGCAGGGGCTAGAATATCTACATAACCAGCACCAGGGGTAACTGTAAGAGCATCTAAAATATCAGATTGAGGATCATAAGAAGTAGCCTGATATGTCCATTCAGAGGTATCAAAATATGTGGTTTCGTCATCTTCTAAAAATTCAACACGAAGCGGAGAGGTATCTCCTCTAACGATCTGCCATTTAATTCTGGCTGGATCTGCTCCAAATATCTCAGGTGAACATAGATTCATAATATCTAGATTATACCATAAAAAAAGACTAGTACTCAGGCTGGTGGGTATGAGAGACAAACCAGAGTACTAGTCAGATTAAAGTATATCATATCAGTACAATTTGGACAGTGATATTTAAAGTTATCAAATTGTTATAATAGGTAATGTCCGTTTTGTCATAATAAGTCTTAATAGTCAGGATGTCGGATAGTGTATACTTAAAATATATAAGAAAAAAGAACTATCTTTAAGGTTTGTATTTACAAGATATCTTATATATAGTATATAGGAGAATTACTTCTTATCAAATTTAGCAATATGGTCGATTAAAATCTTATACATTTCGTCAAGTTTTTTCTCTTGTCTATCTCGTGACACTATAGAGTCTACTCTTTGTTCGTCCAAAGCACTTTCTAATCTTGAAACCTGGTCTTTTAAACTTGATCCAGAATTCGGCTTAAGTTCGCTGAGATAATGTTTTACCATCCACTTGATAGCAAAGGCTATTGATGATACAATTGTAAGGATGGCTACTATAAGGGAAGCCCAGTCTTGGATTGTCATAACTAGATTATTATAAGGGGTATTTTACAAAAATGAAAACAGCCATCCTCAAAACACTTGAGCATTCTAAGAATTTGATTATATCTCCCGACATGGATGGTTTTATGACCGCAAAATTATTGGAGCGTTTTAACGGTTCGAAAATAGTGGGTTCATATGATAAAAATATTTTATGTCTCGCCGATGGAGTCAATGCCGAAGAATGTTTGTTCGTCGATTGCGATATGAATCGAGAAGAGTTTGTTTCGCTCGGAAATCATATGCGTTTAATTCGAGACGGTATGTCGAGTAAATCCTTTAATCCTAATGTGCACTTCGACGTGGAGACATATAGCGACAAGTTCCCCTATGCAACCGCTTTTTTGATTTCGTTCGCAACAGAGGTTGATCTCTCCGAACAAGACCTTATACGCATGGCTTTCGCTGACTCAACTCTAAAGAACATGGAGAAGTACAGCGATAACATGCGAAACTGGTCTACACGGATGGATCATTTTGCAACAAGGTACATAATAGACAATTCGGACATTGCAAGAAGAAATGATGCACAAGCAAGGTTTGATTATGTAGACCAAGCATTTGTATCTAAAAGGTACGGCAAGGAAAGATACCTGGATACCCTTAATAAGGCCCTAGCAGACCAGGAGATGGCTTTTGAGCCATTAGTCCAGGGTATGAAGTATGTATCAGACAAAGTAGGCATCAACACCGTTATAAGGTACAATAGAGATATCATCTCTTATGCAGAGATATTTACAGGAGAGTACTCCGTAACTTACGATCAGGAGATAGCGTGGAAATAGAATTTTTTAATAAAGATGCCAGAGAAACATTCCTGTCTCCTAACAGCGTAGATCTTTTTATATCTCATTTCCCATTTTATCAAAGAAATTTTATTGCATATGGTGGAGATCCGTCCTTACAATTACAAAATGCACAGGATACTGAAGAATTTCTTGAATCAGTGCTAAAGGTTATAAAGCACATGGACTACGCCTTAAAGGATAGTGGTAGCATAATTCTAATTTTACCTAATGGACCTAGAACGTTTAGGATTATTGCAGATATAATCAAAGAAACAAAATTATGTCCTAGTAGGGCTATTACTTGGGATTTTGAAGAGTGGGCACAAGAAATAAGTGGGGAAAAAGATGCTTCTGGTATGGGAACAAATCTAATATTTCATATAACCTATTCTGAGAACCTTCTTTGGCGTATAAAAGGTTTCAAAAGTTTTATTATAAAAGAGGGGTTTGGGGCTTCACCTGAAGATCAAGATAAATATGGGGATATTGCATTTATAAATGATGCTTTGCCTCAAAACCTGTCTGATTTGCTAGTGCTTACATTTTCAAAAGAGGGAGATGTCGTTGCAGACATTCTTGCAGGGACGGGCACTGTCGCTATATCAGCATTAAAAAATAACAGAAAAACAATCTATAACGACTCTTCGACGGAACAGATAAAAGTTGCAAAAAAACGGATTGATGATATAATAGGATATAGTCAGAATACTACAACAACAATAGAAAAAGGAGTGGGTATGACAAAAGAAGAAGCAGTATCAATTATGATGGAAAGCATCAACGCAGATAATCTTGCATTAGGTCTTCAGGCTGGAATAGATGAAGAACAACTAAAAAGCCAAATTGAGCAAAGCCAGCCAAGCCTTGGTTTTATGATGTCAAATATCTATGATAAGTTACAAGCAGGTGGCGTAATTGCCTAAGTTTTATTACAAACCAATTTTAGAAAAGATTCAAGAAGCATATCTGACCAATGCTCAGAAGGATTACGAACCAGGGTTTGATATTGAGTCAAATGTGAGACTTGTCATTGAAGCAGATACTGAGGAATTGGCTGATCTATCTAGATATGGGTTTGTTGATATTCGTATGTGGGAATTGGCCAGTGAAGGTTAACCTTCTATCCCCCGATATTTATGAGATAGAAGATTTTGTTTCACTTGACGAACAAACCGCTATCTTAGATTATTGTAAATCTTTAGACGAGTCCGAATGGTGGAAATCAGAAGATTTTGGTTGGACAGATAGCGATTCCGAACAATATAAAAAAGGTTTCTTTTATGGAAAGCAAAAATTAGGACCTAAGCCAAAAGAGTTTGACTCAATAAATGCAAACCTTGAAAACCTTTTTTCCGATTTACACTATATTGATAAACTTTCGTTACAAAGACACCCAAGTGGAAACTTTATGGAGCCTCATAGAGACTATTGGAACAAAGAAGCAGATACACATGTTAGGTATGGCGTAGTTGTATATTTTAATGATGAGTATGAAGGTGGTGCCATTAAGTACCCCGATATTAATCTTGTTCACAAACCGAAGGCTAGGTCATTAATCTTACATGGTGGGAATATCCTACATGGAACTACTAAGGTTACAAGTAATGATTATAGGTATTTTTCTACTTCGTTCGTTAGAGGTACCGTCGACAAACCAGTTATATTAAATCAAGAGTTGTTTGGCGATGTAGAGCAATCAGATGGATCTAATTACCCTTAAGCACTGTGTCTTATAAATTGTGCTATGTCGTGTGATGCATTATGATACATACCGTGAAATTTATTCTCAACTTGTTTTGCAATAGCAAACCTTAGTTTTTGCTCAATCTGAAATAATAAAATTGCCTGTGCTTGCTCAGGAGTTAATTTCTGATGATCGCTATCCATTTTTACAACTACAATCTGTGCAGCAGGTTTCTGAAAATAATTTTACAGCCAAGTTAGGCTCTTCTGGTCTACCTAGATCTTCCCAAAACTTCTCTCTACCCATGTTGTCTGTTTCTGACATAGGCTTTGATTCAGTTTGGAAATCTATATCCCAGGCATTTTCGAAATTGTCTAGGATACCCATATTATTCCTCTACTGGTGCTGACTTGTGAATGTTTGTGCAGATGCATCCTAGGCAGCATTGCTCTGGATTGCCTGCTTCTGTGGTTTCGCTCATGAAGCCATTATAGCACAAATCTGAAAAATTTTGTAAACCCCAAATAGCCTAAAATCTGAATATTTTATCCAGATGTATGATGCAGGGTTTTAAAAGGTGTGGGGTAAAAATATAGTGAGCACATCCTCGGGCCAAAATTTTAATGGTTATTTGTTTTGTTAATTTTTTTTATTTTAATTTAATTTAGTAGGAGGCACCAGCAATTTATTTAACTACTGGCACCTACCTAATAAATATCACTAGGTGGTGCTAACTAGATTTACTTAGTATAGGCACCACTTTGCGATCTACCCAAGCCTTCATTTTTTCAGTGTCTTTTGCTTGCTTGAGGTCAATGCTAGTGATACCTAAATCTCTAACTACCTTGCTAGTTTCTACTACAATAGTTTTAGCAAATGCAACACCTAAAAGTTTTAACCCTACAGGAATAGCAACTACTGCGCCTATTGTTAGCACTAGAATAATAATAGCCATAAAGATAAGTGAGTATTGGACTATGTTAGCAAACCAATCAAATGGTGCAGAAATAAAATCAAACATGAAACTCCTTAGTCAGATGTAGTAAGGGATGATGCAGGGGTAAGTGAGTCAAGGTATTCTTGGCGCACCTTAGACATAACTCTATCTATTTGTGCGTAAGCATTAGCGCACTTATAGCAATAGGTTTCTGTGTTAATGCCTAGCATAAAGGCATCTGTTCCACTATAGACTAATTCTGTTGAGTCACAGTTAATTACTTGGCAGGTCATTGTGTTCATTTATTTATCTCTTTTCTGTTGTGCATAAGCAGGGGTTGATTGTTATTTGTTTATTGTTTTTTGTAACGATTGCAAGGGTGTTGCAAGATGAACATAGGTATAAGTGCATTAGTATTCACTCTTATCTAACATAGTAGGGATTAGTACAATTATAGCGCATAGCACTGACAAGGCTAGGACAATAAGGGGCAGGCTCATAATTAGTTATCCTCTCTAGTGAGGACAAAATCACGCTTATGCTTATTTAACTCAAAAATAGCACCATTAGAACAGATAACACGCATTGCGCTACCATTCCATTTTCTAATTTTTACAATTACCCCTGATTTAACAAGGTTCATACAATTAGGTAGGGTAATGGTATCTCCTACCTCAATGTTAGAGTAGTTACTTAATGTAGTCATTTATAGACCACCTTTCTTTTAATTTGATTAGACTTTCTAATCTCTTTCCTTGCCTAGTGTTATTTGCTCTTATTTGCTACGCTCACCCTATTGCTAGGTTTATTTGGTAGGCTCAGAGGCTCAACTAGGATTTATCCTTATTTAATTTTTCTTACTATGTAAGTGTAACAGATAAATGTCATACTGTCTAGTATACTCACTAGTAGTCTCACTATGTGGAGCGTGTACTATGTGATTTAGGTCACTTATTCGCTAGGCTCATATAACAATTCGTTATCTTATTTGCTAGGCTCATAACCTTTTATCTCTATTTAATTTTTCTTATACTAGTATAATAACACATCTACCCCTAAAAGTCAAGTCCTAATACGGCGTGTCGTGTGTGATCTCTATCACAGGGCCCCGAGAAAATGACCATACATAGGTGGGTGTGCATAGGACTAGTCATATAGGGTACCCTCTGTATACCCTGCCTATATAGGCCCCCTATATATACCCCCCCTATATACAGGTACCCCCATATAGCACCCCCCCTGTACAGGTACCCCCTATATAGAGCCTCGGTAAAAATGTGATGTACATCATATGTGACCTACCTCACAATGTACCAAATGTCCGTTTTATACCCCCCTAAATGTCAGACCCCCCTGCTATACTTACAGTATAAAGAAAGTTGAGAAAGGTTCTCAAACTAGAAAGGACATAAAATGTCAAATAGTATCTTTGGACAAGGGTTCGCTACAGTTAGCGATTACCCAGCAGGTTTAATGAATACCTGCCAATGTGGTCAGGTTGTTTTAGCACCTGCTACAATTCACGAAATGTGTACACCAGAAGGTGACAAGTATGGTACAAAATGCTACCATAGTCGCTGTGGTCGTTCACTTCCATCATCTAAGTAATTAGATAAATAAAAAACTTAATAAAATAAAAATTAACTAATAAAAAAAGAAAGGTTGTCAAAAATGATAACACTAGAAAATAAAAAGTGCGTAGAGCACAATCCAATGAAATCTGCTATCTCAAATGTAGGAGATGAGCAATTCACTTTCTGCCAAGATTGTGAACAAAACATAGAGCGTTGGTATAACGATACTGACCCTGAGCGTCTACCTATGTGGACAGATTGGAAAGTGTCTAAATAATGAGTACTCTAATTTGTTGCTTTTGCGAAAACACTTATTCCAAGGGAACGCTATTTTGCGGTTTCTGTAATGAGTATAAAGGTCTAATGACTATAACTGAATTTGATGAATACTATGGAAAGAAGGTTTATAAAAAATGAGTTTTTATCAAACCTTTTTTGAAAGTGGAAACGCATTGTTTTGGTTTTCTATGATCTGTTTAATTAGCGGTTTTTATTTATCTGTAAAAAGTGAATAAAAACCCCGAGCCCCTCGGGGCGATGTGATGTAAATCATAGTCAAAATGTCCGTTTTGTGCGTGTCTAAATTTGACTTTTGGGGCTTGGTCTGCTATACTTCTAGGTATAGAAAAAAATTAAATAAAGGACAAATTGGCTAATGAGCCTAAGCAAATAAATGTGACCAGTATCACAGTGAGCCTTAGCAAATAAGTAGCCAAAATGTCAGCCCCTAATGGTAAGATAGTCTTATCACTAAAAACGAAAGGAAGTCTAAAAATGACTTACACTATAACACTAGAAACCTTTAATGGTTCTACCAAAAAAATCGCTATGCCTTCTAAGGGCGCAGTGGCTCAATTCATCTCAACCTACCCAACACAATTACCTGTTGGCGTATCTGTAAAAGTCGCTTGCGACACCCTAGGAATTAGTGGCACACTTCGTGGCACTCTTACACCCTCACAATCAAACTAAAGAATAGGAAATAAATAAAAATGGTAAAAGTAGAACACGCACTTCGTTTCGTAACAGAGTTTGATGAAACTCATCCAGTAGCACAAGAATTCTTGCGCCTTGATGAAGTTTCTCAAATTCATCTTTTAGAGTCAATGCTAAAGGATTTACTAACTCCAAAACTAAAGCCAGTAATTGATGAAATCAATGAGAGAGGCACTTACGCAATTCTTAAGGTGGCAGAATAATGATGACACGAAAAGACTATGTGGCAACTGCTGAAATTCTTAGCAATTACTTTGCTACCTCTGTTTTTGATGAGCAAGGAGAAATGCTATTCGCTGATTTAGTGGATGATTTTTCTCTAATGTTTGAAACAGATAATCCAAGATTTGACGCAACTAAATTTGCTATTGCTTGCTATGAAAAATTGGAGATGGCTAAATGATTTTAGATACTGGAACACTAATCGCAATTACAATTGCGCTTGCTGGATCTGTTGGAATGATGATTGCGTTTTGGCAACGCAATGTTAAATTAGAAAAAGAAATTCGCAGACTTCAAGTTTCTTTGCGAACTTTTAGAAAACTGAACGACTTCTAAAATAAAATAAAAAAATCCTGAGCAAGATTTAAAACTGCTCAAATTTTGCCCCGAGATTTCCTCGGCGCAGACGGCGTGTCGTACACAGGTTATCCACAGGCCTATTTGTGTGAGATTTATCACATAGGTTGAGCGTCTTACTATATGGACTTACTGGCTAGTAACTTGATATTTTGTGTCTAATAGGCTAAACTTACATAGTAAGTAAAAAAAGAAAGTCTATTTACTTTGGGCGTGTCTAGCAGAAATGTCAGACCCCTATGGTAGGATAGAATTATCAACAAAAAGAAAGAGGTTGGCAAATGTCAGCAAATGTCTATACAATAGAAAGCCTACTAGTAGGAACACCTTATCGCTCACGCACTTTAACAGGCGAAATTATCTCAGCAGAGATACACCCTAAAGCAGTTTGGTATCAGGGTTGCGAAAGTTATCTAGTGGAAGTACGCCCTAGTAATTTTGGAAAAGTCGTATGTCGTACAGTAGCAGTAAAGGTAGAAAACTAATGGGATACATAGAGATTTTTAGAATTGACAATGAAGGGGCAGGTTGGATAGACTTGTCTAAGGCAACAGACCAAGAATTACTTGATTTGGAAATTGGACTATTTCAGGAAGGGGCTATTTAATGGGAGTAATGAAAGAATTACACTTAGAAATAACTACTTGCGAATTATGCTATGGAACAGGGTGGCTACACTTTGGAAATAGTTTAGACTATGATACAGAGTCTTGCGATTGTAACCCACACCAATTATTTATCACTAAGGAGAATAACTAATGAACGAATACCTATACTCAGTAACTAGCACTAATGATAGTGATACCAATACACTTTGGGTTGGTCGTTACTCTAATGCCCTTGACGCAGT